ATGCGCTGATCTCCAATGCTCTCTTGATTGCAGATCTAGCATTGCCTCGAACCGTCTGGCAGATCTCTTTAAGAATATTACCCTCGAACTTAATCCAGTCTAATTTCCTTTGCAGTATGCCACCCAACTGCTCCGCACTGTAAGGCTCGAAATCAAGTTGAGTTAGGCGATCTTTGAAAGGAGGAAAGAGTTTATCAAGCTCTGTAGTAGCAAACAGAAAAGTCTGACGCTCGAACTCGAAGAATAAGGTGGATTCACCAAACTCAAATCTCTTTGTCTTCGCTCCCTCTACGTTAAATATCGTAAGGAATGCCATCTCCAGATCTTTCGGTAGTGCGTGACACTCATCCAAAAGAATGGTAACGTCCTTATCTAAAATCGCAGGAATAAAAACTTGCTCAAAGAACTGCTCTGCATTCCGAATAGTAGAACAGTTGATCTCGACCATTGGTTTCTTTAGAGACTTGGCAAAAGCTTTTGCGAACTCTGTCTTACCCAGTCCTTTGGCTCCGTTAAAGAGCATAAAAGGAAGCGTTCCTGTAGCTTTCTTTGCTTTGCTATAAAAGTTGAGACGTTTTTTAAGTGTCTCCTGTCCAATTAGCCCATCAAACATATCAGTGGTTTTGCTCATTACTCAAATGTGTTTACGGTGAATTCGATTCTCTCTTCGGTTTCTTCAATTTTAGCGGGAGCAGGATCGACTGTCAAGGATTCTTGTTCTTCGATTATGTCTTCTAGCCAACGCTTAGATACAACGATAGTCGCTTGGTTGGTCATACCCACATTACGCAAGCGATCAGACAAGTCTTTGAGTCTGATCTTAGTGAATGAAGTAGAACCTTTCTTGCGTCCTCTTTTCTTTGGTGTTTTGCTCATATGGTGGGTATTATACATGGCTCGAAACCCTTCGCAAGTCTTTTTTTGCATTTTAATTATTTTTTTTTCCTATAAATGTAATTGATATAATATTCTTATAACGGATATAATCGGATGTAATTGGATAGGCCGACCGTAACGACACAAAAAAAATGCGTAACTAACTTTTAATTAATTACGCAAAAAAAATATCTTGATAAGATTTAAAATTTAATTTAATTTTTTTTTATTCTTTTTTAAAAATTTTAATTCTTTTATTTGAAAAAAAATCATTCGATCTGGGACTTATTTGGCTTACAATCATTCGATCTGGGGAGTGAACCAAGAAGGAGTTTCTCTTTTACTCCATTTTGCGAAGTAAGCTTTTTCTCCGTTGTAATAAGAACGATAAGCTGTGACAGAGCATTCGTTTTTGTATTCATCTGGCATTGCTTGAGCAAACTTGGTCAGACCAATACGTGGTAGATCTAATTTGTGGTAGTTGCATCCACACCAATGGATAGCTTGTAAAGATTTATGGACCTTACCATAGCGTCTAGTATACTCTTGGCACATAGCAAAAGCGTGGGACAGCAACCATTCATAATTTTCTTCTGATTCTCTTGCCCATTTAGTGCATGGATGGTTGTAGAAGGCTCGTTTGTATGGAGCATCTCCCTTGGGGAAGACAGCGCAAAGCATTTGAGCTGATTCAAGAATCATTTTTACTACATGTTTATCGCACAATTGTTGTGCGGCTATCTTTGGGTCAGTGTCTACTGCGAATATATTCATGTCTCTCAAGGGTTATGCCTTAATTTTTGGAGCGAGTCAAATATTTTCTTTCTCTTTAACAGTATCTATCCAGCTTTTTATGTTTGTTTCGGGAGACCACTGTAGAAAAAACTTAGCTTTTGAATTACTAGCTAAACTCTCTTTTGATTCTCCGAGGCGAGGAGGAATAAAAACATATTCTCCTCCGATATGTAGAGCGAGATCAAGAATGGAGTGATTTTCCGCAGTTCCTATATTAAAGATTTCCCCTGAAACTTTTTTATTTTGAAGGTCTGAAGCTGCTAAATTAGCAGAAACAACATCATTGATATAAGTGAAATCTCTTCTCTGCAAACCATCCCCAACTAAAGTCATTGGTAATCCCTCTTTTTTTTGCTTAAGAAAAAGACCAACCACTGGGGCATATTGACCTTTTGTGGGTTGCCTCTCTCCGTATACATTAAAATATCTTAAAATCACAGTCTCTAGACCAAAAAGATTTGTATACATCTTGCAAAATTCTTCTCCAGATACCTTACTAACAGAATAAGGATTTAGACATTCTGGAATCATCTCTTCAGAGTTTGGTATTTTATTTTTTAGACCGTAAGAAGAGGAGGTAGAGCTATATATAACTCTTTTAACATTCGCTTCTCTTGAACATTGTAGTATAGTGCATGTCCCTACACTATTAACTTTTGCGGCTAATATAGGATTATGTAAAGTCGGTTGTATTCTAGATTCTGCGGCTAAATGAAAAACAACATCAACACCATTAAACAAAGATCTAATCGATTCGTAGTCGCAAATGTCCTCCCTGTAATTTTCTGCCTTTTTATTCCAATAAAAATTATCATGAGTCTCGGCAGATTCATTATCAATTACAACTACATGACAACCTAATTCAATTAGACGATCAACGATATGAGAACCTATAAATCCAGCTCCCCCTGTTACTAATGCTTTTTTAATTTCCATAAGACTTATTAGAATGAATATTGACGAAATCCTCTGGGATTTCACGATTAATACCTAAAAAATCAAGGATACTTTTGACACCAGACTCGCTATTCAAGCTAGTGACATCGAAAATTTTAAAGTTATCCATAGTATTTTGAAACTCAAGAGATCTCCTATGATATTCTTCACAATATAATCTGATACCCTGTGATTTATCGCTGACATTGTATTTGGGGTAACACTGATCAAAAATATCTTCGCGCCAATGATCACCATTGTGTTTCATCCAGTGATTTTTATTAACAGTTTTATTCATATAACTCTGAACCAACTCATCAATATTTCTTTGAAGACAAACGAAACGTATATTTTCACAAATTTTGTTCATTTCTTCGATCAAATTCAAATACCAAAAAGAGACATCTCCATCTAAATTTGAATTTTTTATTATATCTAATCTTTCTTTACCTTTGCGGTTTTCCCAGCTAACAACTGGAGTCAATTCGTGGGTGACATATAATCCGACTTTTTGTAAGAGTTTAGACAATGAAACCGTCCCACATCTGCCTGTCCCTAAACCAATAATAATTGGTTTCTTATCCCAATCGCACTCCCATTTAACTAATTCTTCTTTTGTTTTTCTAGGATACTCTTCTCTAAAGCTAAGATCATCTCTTGTTATCGCAGTCCTGTGATCATCATTCTGAAAAGTGTCATTGTTTTTATGTATTCGGTAAGAATATATTTTCTCTTTTAGAAAAAAACATTTTTCTTCCCCAGCCATTTCAGCCATAGGAATATTTAAAATGATATCCTCTGGAAACTTGAACAATGTGCCACTCCTATATCTTAAATCTTTATCTCTTAAATTTTTTAACAAAAAAAACTTATGAGATCTTAAAGCCGTTATACAAAATCTTTGATTTCTTAAAGACCTATTCCAATCTATTGGCGTTAAGTGGTCTGGAGCCACACTATCATAAAAACTTTTTTCTGAAGCAATGAACCCTCCGTAAGAAAACCAATAACCTTCAGAATATATTTTTTTTAAATAGCACAGAGCATATTGACTACCTAAATAATCGTCTCCATCCAAAGTGACAATAATATCTTCATCATCAGGTTCTGCGTGACGGATAAAATTGTATGTCTTATTGTATACAGCTCCCCTATTTATTTTATTTTCAATAATTTTTATTCTAGGATCGCCATTAGCTACTTCTTTAGCTACTTCCCTAGATTTATCGTAACTAGCATCATCAAAAATATACATCTCCCAATCACTTTGTTTTTGGGCGAAAACACTTTCAATGCACTCTTTTATAAATGCTTCACAATTATAACAAGTGGTAACTATTTTAAACATCTTCTTTCAATATCTTTTCTATATCGTATTCGTAGAACCTTAAACCAAGAACAACGCAATCCCAAAGAAAAGTTTCTAAAGTGGTGCTGGGATTTATTTCTTCTTTTAAAGAATTATAAATATTTTTTTTCTCTTTATTAGAATCTATGTCAATCTGACGGATTTTTTCTGCCGACTTCTTAATCAAAGCTAGTTTTTCTTCAGCGTTCATTACCAATTCTTTATAATATTAGCTACAATAAATAAATTACAGACAACAGCTTGGAGAATAATTACAGTTCTGATAAAAGCCACACAATCAGCTTCGTGGTCTTTGCCCTGCTTTTCTCCTAATGCTTTTGCCCACAACCTCCAAACATTTTTCACGGCATATCTCCCTCTCCGACAGCATACATGTCTTTATTATAATGCAGACCATCATTACCGTTTCGACCGATAACATCCATCCGCTTCTCTGCTTGGATCTCTTCTTGTCCAGTTGGTAATTTGGAAACTGGTCGTTCGATCTGGGATCTTTCTTCCATCAACATCGCTTTAGCTAATATCGCGTAATTTACGATATCATCGCAAGCGTCCTCTACTGTTTCATTTGGAACAGAAAGTTCTTTATCGTTAGTGAATGAGCGGATTCTTTGGATCTTATCAATCACACGCAACAACAACCCTTGAACTGGGTGAATGCCGAGCATTTTAGATGCATTAAAATTAGCGAACACATCAGTTGCTCCTTTGCCACCAGTGTAATCGCTATTTTTTTGTTTCATGATCGCCTTGCAAGCATTGCAGGTGTCATCGTGGAGTTGTAGTAGTTCTTTATTTGTCATTTTTTAAATATTCCAGTTAAATTTCTTTTTCCTTTCGGTAATATATGGTAACTTCTATATCGTCTTTTTTAGTAATTCCTATCCAATATATATGATGATTTTTGTATGTATTCAGCCATTTATCTATATTTTCAATATTACATTTATAATTTGACAATAATGATTTTATCTTGGATTTGTAATCATTTATTTTATATGAATTAATAAGAAAATGATACGAATTCAATATGTAACTATGTGTTTGATCATATTTTTCATATACCCCTGTTTCATCTTTTATATTGAATAAAGTGTAAAATAATGATGATTTATCGCGTCCTATAAAAGTGTCTAATTCATACTTTTTAAAGTTTTCGATGAATTCATAATGACGAATTGAATATTTATCCTTACGTTTTTCCATACCATATATCATCTCATTAAATTTAGATGTAATATATAGTTTCGAAACAGATGTAGTTTTATCAATACCATAAATTATTTCGAGTTTATCCATTGATTTAAACAAATCATTATAGATAAATACCAATTTATCATCAACATCATGTTTTTTGAAAATATTTTCGACAGTTATATCATTATCTATATTATTTGTATACGAATACGTGATTCTGTCATTATTGTATAGGGTCGAACGTGTAAATTTTATTGAACGTTCGACAATGACAGATTCTCCATGCATTCTAAATATATAAGGTTATTCAATTGGCTTCCTCGCTAGATGCGTAGAGGAAATATTATATTCTTCTGAATGCTTATTACTCTTAGCTATAGATGTAAAGGTAAGACTGTCTTGGGGTGCAGCAGGACCACCGTAGCCACTATCTTCATCAATCATGTTTAGCATTTTCTCCAGTTGATACTTAGTTAGAGTGACCTTTACTGGAATTTCTTTTTGTTTGTTGTAAGTCACAACGAATTCTTCATTAAAAGTAATTTTTTCCCTTTTAATATAAATTAAAGTAGCGACAGTCGCAATTCCTGCGGATAGTAATATATATTTCATTAGTCTATTAACAATTCTATTATTTCTTGGTCTGTGAACCTTTCGGGGTATTCAGATGCTTCGATCAGTAAATTAAGTTTTTCTTGTTCGCATTTATCCTCAACAGTGTCTTCTATTATAGTATTGTAATCTATTTGATCCTCAACAAAATATAAAAATATTTGGACAAATACAAATACTAAAAGGCCGAATAGAATACCTGCTAGAAAAGCTTTAAAAAAATCTTTCTTAGACATCTTTTACAAACTTGCCATCGACCATCTTGCCAGTTCTGTCTTTGATTTCGTTGTATGCTTGCTCCAGACAAGTTGTAGGATCAAGCTCTAACATTCTGGCGGCGATGATAATAGTCACAAGCATATCACCAATGCCATCAGCGATTTCGAGATGGTCACCATCTTTAACCGCTTGGATTGTTTCATTCAACTCTTCTTGAGTCTTATCTAATTGAGCCAAAGGATCTCCATCATTGAAAATACCTCTCTCTTCTGCCCATTTTATGACATACAAACTTAATTCGTAAAACGATTTCATTAGTTATTATTATTGTTGTTCTTTTTTTGTTCCATTCTTCGGATATGTTTATCCCAAATAGATTCTTCTTGAGGGGGGACTTGAAAGTCAGCACGTTGAAAATCTTTAGAGACACCAAAAATTCTCTTTAACCTTCTAGCCCGATGCGCTTCTACAGACTTCTTGTAGATTTGCAAGGGAAATATAACAAGGGAATTAAAAAAAGCACAAATCCCAATAAATGTTGCCAAAAGCAAACCCACTGTCAATCCTGCCACTAGGCTAAATAAACCGTATCCTAATTTTGCGTAATCATATTTCATAAACAACTGTGTAATTATCAGGTTTGATGCCAACAACATTGAACTCAATGTATTCAGCAGCTTCGTCTACATTCATGCCAGACTTAGAAAAATAGTCAAGCATTTTTTTATGGGAATAAACAAGAAGCCCTCTTTGGTCAGTCCCGATGATGCAATCATCTAGACCATCAAACTGTATGGCCTCCTCGCATAAATTCAATTCCTCTAATTCCATATAAAATAATTAGTCAACATGTAAAAACAATAAAGCAAAAAAGCTAAGTAAACAAAAGATTCAAGTCTAGACATGTCGATTTTAATGGTAATGTTCGACATGTATTACATTCATGCGTCCACATTCGACGCATGTTCTTCAGGAAAATACCTACGAAGACAATCCAAACGATCATCTGCATCAACCAAAAGTTCCAGAGCTTGCCTTGCATTCTTCCAGTAATCGTCTGTAGAATGATCGCCAATGCCTACGGCATGGTCAGATAGTAGATCAAGAGAAAGCAATGCCTTGTTTCTCTCCGCAATAGCTTCGCTATGAAGCATTTCATATAGGTGTTTTTTCATTTATTTTCTTCTTTTTTTCTTTGCCGCTCCTCAATGAAGCGTTCTTGTTCTTCATTAAGCCCTAAAACACGGCAAACAAATAGAACAAAGGCTATCCAGGCGATAATAATAAATATCCATAGTAGCATGGAGTCGATTATACTTAGAATCGAAGTCGCGTCAATAGATTTTTTCAAGAATCTAGAAAAAAGTGTAACTAAAGGAGTATGCCAATAGACTTATTAAGCGAAATTCATTCTAGCACTGCGGTTGGATCTGGTGATTGGGCCAGTTTTAGATCTGAAGTCACTGGTATGTATCTACTAAGTGGACAAAATGGTGAGGTCGGTAGACAACACTTATTAAGAGAATACAACAGAAATATCAACGAGAGATACAAATCTTGGACTGGTTCTGCACCTGCCACCACTGGTTTGTTTATTGAGCCTTACAATGATGGGTTCAGCTATATAGGGACGGGAAATTTCAGAAGCTATCCTTAAACACTATCTATAGGTAGATCATACTCCTGATATGGCAGAATCCAATGTTCGCAATCTGCGATAAATATGTCTTGTAAAGTCACCATTGACATCAAATCTTTCCTGCCTTTTCTCCTGTAGCCTTTATAAAGACACTCATTTACTTTTGTCACAGTATCTCTTAGATCACATTTTTTCTTTGCTAACTGGTATAAATCAGAGTTTTTGACATGCAAAAAGAAAGCTCCTACATCAAAAGCTATCCAAACTGGGGTTCCACTTTCATTGCACCAACCAGTTTTACCACCGACATTTAGAAACTCTAAAAGTATTTTACCTTCTCTTGTGGAGTTTTTTAAACCTTTTAGATCTACAGTCTCACCCTCTACAACAAAGTCCACATGACCGATGTCTTGGGCCTTTCCTGTTTTTTTAATAGATAAACCCGCTGATAAACAAGAGTGGTGATACCTCCTTACAGACTCATCCATCAATTTTTTTGTATGAGCCACATGGCTTAAACCAGACAAGCCTTTAGCTTTATTAGATATCATGAGTTGTATTGTAACGTTAAATTAATTTAAATCAAGTAAATATACAGCAAAACCCCCTACCCAGAAGGAAGGGGGTGTCTAGAGATTAATCTAAAAAATAACCCGTAGACTATTTCTGCTTGGCTTTCCCGATATTTAACGCAGCCCAATCAATTATAGAATAGATTTTGGACCAAATCGTCCCCTCTTTAGGGGTTGGGGTGGCAGCAGCGATTGCAGATGCAAAAGCAATACCAGCAGTCACTACACCAAACCAAGGGTTATCTTGAACTAGTTGAAGAATGATATCCATACTATTATTTACACCTAATTAGGTTAAAGTATGTAACCTTTTCTTGAATTTTAGACCAATCTCTAACTAAATTCATTTAAGTCTTCGTTTTTGATCTCCCAATTATCCGCTCTCAAAGGGAAAGGCTCTGGACCCCTCATCCGAACCGTGCCTTTAGGGTAGAAAGATGCCCTCTTTTTAAAATCTTTTTTAGAAACCCAACCACAGATAGAAAGATTTTTCTTCTTTGTATTCAAAGAAGTGAAAATATAAGCCTCTGATTTATGTTTTAATTGAACATCAAAAACATTATTTATGTAAAAAGGTTTAGGATCTACAGTCCTATTCATAGACTTTATATCAGCCTTCTGTCCTTTATACATTATATCATAACCACCATCAAACCCTTTAGGCTCAATCAAAGGTAGCTCTAAATATTGCCTCACCATATTTTCAGAAAGTATCCCAATGAATTGTTCTTTGGGACTCCCATCATCTTTACCTCTTTGCCCAAAGTTATTTTCTTCTATTAATTTTTTACTATAATCGTAAATTTCTTTTTTGATAGGTAACGTTATCATTTGTTTTTAATTGTTGAATTCAAGCTTAATAGCTTTCGAAGTCCCAGCCAAACCAAGATAAACATCGTTACCTTTTACTAAAGGTGCTGTTGAGTATCCCGTCCCAATGCTCATAATACCAGAGCCGCCTTCGACAGTCAAGTGACCATCTGAAAATTCATACTCATAATCTTTCCACTGCACCTCATAAGTCTCTGGATTAATCCTAAAACATTTTGTATCAGCCCAAAACGTGCTGTAAACCCAACCGTCAGGGGCTAAATAACCTTGAAAGTTTTTGTTTTTATTAGCTACTGCCAAGAAATCTAAAGGTAAATCAACCTCTTCATAGCTATCGTCAGAACAATCAATGATAAGAATTTTTCTACCTGTTCTTGGAAGGCAAAATACTTTATTAACTGATGCAACATATGTAGCTCCTACATATTTGACATCGAATCCACTAATCCCAGATTTAACAGGTTCTCCCTCAAGATATTTAAAAACACCATTTTTATCTATTTTAGCGACGCTTTGATTTAAAGCGGGGGGCATATAAATCTCTCCCTTTGTATCTGCTGCTGCACCCCAAATATGGCCAAAAGCTGACCAAAATCCTCCTTTGACTGGTTTATCTGGGGTGTATGATCCTACTTCTCCAGTATTTGTATCTAAAGTATAAATCTTTAGGGTCTTAGTATATGAGGGCATGTAAACAATACCATTTAACCCCTCTGCCCCAGATCTAACTTGAGGACTCATCCTGAATTTCTTTTCTATAGTTATAGAACCAGTCTTCCTACCAAGCTTACCAATGGAACTCGCATAAGCTGGCATAAAATAAGTATATCCATCTGAAGCCTCAACAGTACCGATAAAACCTTTATAACCTAATTCATTTCTTTTTATAGAATCAGTAGCTGTATCAGTCTCAATATGCATATTCGACTTATAACCTAATGAATGAATTGTCCCGTTATCATCCATAGCCATAGTGCGTGTTTTGGTAAGATTACCTACTATTTCATTTTTTAAATATTTAAAATTTGGCCAAGGCAAATTCCTTAGACTGATATCAACGCTCGTCGAACCGATACCAACGCTGGTCGAACCGATACCAACGCTGGTCGAACCGATACCAACGCTGGTCGAACCGATACCAACGCTGGTCGAACCGATACCAACGCTGGTCGAACCGATACCAAC